TGAGCCATGTTTTCACGCGTTCCGGCAGAGTCTTGACGAACTCGATCACGCCATTAATAAAGTTTTTTCCGGTCTCTTTCGCCTTGGCTTTCATGTCAGCGGCCCACTTTATGACCTTACCGAGCGCCTGCCCGACGAGGTAGCCGACGTTATAAGGCAGATTCTGCATGAACGTCACGACATTAGTGAGGAAATTCGAGGCCGTAGTCTTGGCCCGTTCGAGCATATTCGCGCCCCATTCCTGCACCCGCTCGAGCACAGAGGTGAACACGCTCTGAATCTTGCCCGGCAGACCAGAAAAGAACTCCATAAGAGCAGCCGGCGCGGCCTTGAGCTTTTCCCACAGGGCGAGCCAGAACTCACGAAACGCCTCGCAGTTGTTCCAGAGATACATAAAGCCGGACACGAGCGCCGTGACGGCTGTTATGATGAGCCCGACCGGGTTGGCTTTCATGACCGTGAAGAGGGCAGTGAGTGCCACTTTTGCAGCCGTAGCCACAGCAGGGATACCGCCCAGCGCTGTGATCTTAAAAGACACGAGCGCCGCAGACAGTCCGGCGATCGCCACGCCTACCGTCGGCAGGTTGGTCAGCAGTGTTTCAATGACAGGCACGAGCTTGCCCAGCAGCTCCGCGCCGATCTCTTTCACTTGAGTGAGCAGAGGCTCGACAGCTGCGCCGACCTGAGCGAGCGACGCCGTCCATTTTTCATTGGCTGCGTTCGCCGCGATGACGTCGGCGTTTGTTTCCTTATAGGCTGCGGAAGCTTCGCCGTAGAGTCCGGCCAGTGTCTCAGTAATGAGCGCCTGACGCTCCTGCTCAGAGGTGCATTTTTTCAGGCTCTCGTTAAAAGCATCCTCAGAGACGCCTGCCCAGTTGAGCGCGTCAGCCAGCGGACCAGTGACCTGTCCGACCTTGGCCGTCTCGTTCGCTGCTTCGGTCAGGCCCTCGATCGGGAGAGACGCGCCGAACGTCGCAAACACGCCGGGCAGGATGTCGCCCGACCATGTGGCGAGGTCTTTCTCATTGTCCACCAGCTTGGCGAGGTGGTTCGCCGCCTCGACGGCCTGATCCGTTTCGCCCAGCACGCTCTGCAGTTCTCTATAGGTTTCTGTTGCTGCCTGCGACGTATGGCCGGAGGTCGTGAAAGCTGTGTCCAGCTTGACCATCTCTGTACGGTATTCTCGCGTGGATTCAGCCGCTGCGACGAGGGCGCCGACGGCAGCAGCTGCCGCAGCGCTCACAGCCTTGATGCCGGTCGCTATTTTTTCATTACCCAGATCCGCGAGATCATCGCCCGTTTCTTTTGCTTCGTTGCCCAGCTTGTCGAGTTCGTCCGCTGTCTCTCTGACCGCGTTCTCGTAGCTCTTTAATTTGTTTTCAGTTGCGACGATCTCACGCTGCAGGGCTCTGACCTGTTCCTCTGAGACCTCGCCGCGTTCAAACTGAGCTTGCACCTGCCGCTCTGCTTCTTTCAGCGTGTCGAGCTTTTTCGCGGTGTTCTGCACCGCCTCAGCGAGCACCTGCTGCTTCTGCGCCAGTAGGTCGGTGTTTCCCGGATCGAGGCGCAGCAGCTTATTTATTTGTCCCAGCTCGCTCGACAGGTCACGAGATTTTTTGTTTACGTCCTCGAGGGCTTTGCCCAGCTTGGTGGTGTCGCCCTCTAAAACGACAGTTAACCCGCGTATTGCATTATTCGCCACAGCTCGCACCCCCTACAAATTCGAAATGGAGGCCACGGTAACCCCTGCGCGGGTTTCTTGCGCTGGCACTAATATGTGACTGTGAGCAGCCGATAGCGCGAGCCGCGGCTCTGCCGGATGCGTAGACCTCCCCGGTTTCGATGCATCTCACAGGTTTTGACTGACCCCCGTCACAAGGGGCGCAGCCCAGCACGCGGTACCGGTGTTTTAAATTCTCGGACTGTGTGCACCATTCAAGGTTGCCAATTTTATTGTTTTTCTTATCCCCATCTATGTGGTTTACTTCTTTTTTATTGGTTGGGTTGTTTAAAAACGTCTCAGCTACAAGTCGATGCACCAGTAGATCTTTTCGTTTCTTGTTTTTATAAAGAGCTACTAATTGATAGCCGCTCCGGCTGGTCGTCGGAGACAGCACCCGGCCCTCAACCATTCTGGTAGCTCCCCGGTTATTCACGTATTGTCTGCTTATGCTGCGAATAAGGCCGCTTGGACTCGCCTCATAATAACCCTCGTATCCGGGAATACTTTTCCAAATTTCAGCCATCCTGTTCCGCCTCCTTTCCGAAGTGTTTCCGCAGTCTCACGCGGTCCGGCTTTGTCTGCTCCATTCGATATGCGTTATCGAGATACTCAAGCCCGGCCTCGGTCTGGCTGAGGTCATAGATGAACGCGTCGCGCCTCAGTCTCAAATACTCGATATAATCGAGATCCCGGACCTGCAGCAGGCTGATCCCTGCATATCTGGCCACGAGATGCTGCCAGCGCGTTGTTATATCGTATTTGTGACCCCCCGCGTTATCTACCGGCTGCGGGTAGTGGGGGAGTCTCAGTTTTTTGCTGCTGTAATCTCACCGATAAAGTCGATATAGGCGCTGAAAAACTCGACCAGAAACTCGAGATTAAGGCCGTATTTACCCGCCAGATCCTCGGCCGTCACGTGCACGGCGCTCTGGTTACAGTTGATGAGACGAGCAGCGAGGTCATAAACGGCCTTGATCGTCTCAGCGTCACCCTCTTTAAGCACCGCCTCGAACTCAGGCAGAGACGCCTGCAGCTCTTCGATCAGGCCCTCGGTCGGTGTGCTTACTTTGATCTTTGTTCGATCCTTGTCGGGCATGACGAGGAGCAGGTGAGGGCGGTGGATCTTGTTAAAATCTAATGTTTTCGCCATTGTTTTCGCCTCCATATAAAAATAACGGCAGGACTTGGCCGTCCTGCCGCTTTAAATTATGCCGGTATCTCTTCGATCAGTTCGATGAGCGTGCCGTCCTCGTCGTGAGGCATTGCCTTAAACTCAGGCTCTACCAGCGTGCCCTCGTCTGTCGCGAATGTGAGCGTCGCGCCTGCTGTGTTTCTGCCCTTAATCAGAATCCACAGATTGCCGTCGGTCTTGTCCTCATGCGCGAAGCAAACGGCATAATAACCACCCTGTGCATTGCCTGCGCCGCCGATCTTCGTCGTACGCTTGCCAGATGCTTCTGTAGTTTTGCAGCGATCGATCAGCTTCGTGAGCGTCTCGCCGTTCCATGTGATGAGGCCGCAGCGGAGCAGGGCCTCCTCTGTAGTTGTGATGATCTTGGACACATAACCGAGATCGTCCTTTTCTTCGTATGTCTCTTCTGTGTATTCAAGAGCTGCGCCGCCTTTGATGTAGCCGAGCAGGTTCTCCTCCACACAGAGCGCGTCAACGGTTGGCATGGTGTCCGTGTAAGCCATTAAATAGATCTTACCGGAGCCGAGTGTGATGACGTCCTTGCCTCTCTTCGCCATAGTTTAAACCCTCCTCTTTTCGATGTAGGTGAATGTATATATGACCTGATACTGCTGTTCTGACTGCAGCCAGTAGCGGTCTTCCTTTTCCCACTGCAGCCCGGCGGCCGTGATGGCCGCCTCGATAGCTGCTTCTGCCGCATCGTCCGGCGCGTCCTCGTACAGCTCCACTGTGATGCCGTGTGTTAATATAGCCGGGATACCGTCGGGGCCGTCAGTTGTAACGTCGTCCGTGTATACGGCGTATGTGGGATTTTTCTTCGTTGCTGTAAACCGTCCGCGGCGATAGGGTACGCCGGCGGCGGTTAAAATTTTATTTACCATTCTGCACGGCCTCCTCTATCGCCTTTTCATACTCTGGCAGGACGGTACTGAGTGCCTTTTTTAAAAACGGGTCGGCACGTGTCCGGCCGCCGTCTTTTGTCGCGTGTCCATGCACGAGCAGGTGAGTCAGTCTGTGATCCGGAGGCTTGACATACCAGACGTATGTGCTGCCGCGGTCGGTCTTGCTCAGGCGCTTGCTCGTGATGTTTCGCTTAAAGCTGCCGCGTGCGCCCACCGGGGCAGTGGCTCTTGTCATTTTGACCAGCTTTTTAACCGACTCCTGACCGGCTGCGTCGATGGCGTCCACCACGTCACGGCGGTAGATCGTCAGTTCCTGCTCAATCGCTGCGGCCAGATCCGCCGCGTTGATCGTCTTAGCCATAGGCCTCACCGGTCAGGCGCACCGTAATGTGGCGCTCCATGTAGTCGTCATAATCGACGATATTGAATACATGGCCCTGATATATGAGCCTATGGGCTGCGACGTCCCAGCGCACGGCCTCGATGGCCTTGCACCATGTGAAATCGAACGTCAGAGCGGGGCGGAACTGCTCGCGTCCTGCAGCGAACGACTCGCCACCGCCTGCGCGGTTGACTTGTCGAGCGTGCAGGTGGAGCAGGTCGGTCCATTGTTCTGTGTCCGGGTCTCTGTGCTGGATCGTAACCGGGATATAACTCACAGCGTCGCCTCCTTTGCCCGCCTGAGCTCCATTTTGAGCTGCTGCTCCATGTCAAACACGACGCGACGGGTGGCCCCTGAGACCTTAGCCGTCACACCGCGCTGCTCATACAGGTCATCAAAGTAGATCAAAATAAGCTCATCCGCGCGGGGATCGTCGGGCAGGAAAGCCTCGAGATCCTCGCCCACAGCGCCGAGCAGCGTCGCACGGGCTGCAGACAGGGCGCGCATGATGCGGATGTCCGTCAGGTCGTCCGGGTAGTCTATACCCCTATAGGCACGGGCGTCCTCAAGTGATACCGCCACAGGCTCACCTCCTTAGTAGAATTAAAAAAGGACACTGTAAAAGTGTCCTTTATGTATGCTGTTATTGACCGATTGCGACGTAGATGTATGATGACAGTCCGCCACCTACTGTAGTAGAGTATTTGAAGCCATCATCCTCAAGTGAGATCTCGCTACCAATTGAACTAAAGGTTAGATTTGAACTCATTACTTGGGCTCTGAGCGCGCTCGAATAAGAAACACCGTTAAAAACACCGTTAACGCACGACACATTTGTCGGAGTACTGGTCTTTGATGTTGAGTTTCCTGTCACACACACAAGCACAGGCTTAAAGTCGAGTGTTACTTTTGAATATAATGTACAAGTCCCGACAGCGACTTTATAACCACCGCCCGAATCAGCTTCGGGCAAACTATTGACTGCAGCGAGAATCTCCTCTAATCCTGCCGTGTTTTGTTCTAAATTTGTCGCCATTGTTTCACCTCGTTTTGTTAGATAAGGACACTGTAAAAGCGTCCTTTACGGGCATGTAAATGTTATAGACGCTATGTCATCAGCTGGAACAAAACAAAATATACGCCCGTTAACCTCATTCCAATTGTCAGACCATTCATTTTTAGACGGTACGTCGCAAACCCCACCCTGTACTGATATTGCCACAGAATCATACTGTTCTGATATAGATCGTTCGATTATTGTTACGGGAACATTTTTATAACATGAAAATGTGATACTATGTTCTGGAACTTCGCCGTATATATCATAAAAAT